CTGTAGAGTGGTTAGTAGAGTACACAGCTAGAACGGCTAAAGAACTGGGTACACCTGCACACGGTGGCAACCTCAAAGCGTGGGAAAAGTCCTTTACAAACGCCCTAGACGGTAAAGAACTAGAGCCTAGTGACCTTTGGTATTTCGTTAACGAGATTGAAACAAAGGGCGTTAGAATGGCGTTTGAAATTCCCGTAAAGTTTACGGCGTATATGAAAGAGTAGGACAGGCAAGGCGGGGTGTAACAGCCCCGCTAATAAGAGAGGTGTAACTATGTATGATAATAGACGTTATGAGTACCCGCTAAGCCCTGAGAGCGTCATTGACCTATGGCAGGAATGGAAAAGCAAAAATTACCGTGCTATGGACTGGTTCTATTTTCAAGCTAGAGAGTTTGCATATCGAGGCGCTAGGGTATCGGCTAAATACTTGATTGAAAAGTTGCGCTATGAGAGCGGGCTACGCATTGAGAGCGTACCATTCACAGACAATAACGGGGTTTTGCACACGTTCGGTATCTCAAACACGCTAACCCCGTTTATCGGTCGTTGGTTAAAAGGGCGTATTCCTGAGTTGGATATACAAATCAACAAAAGCAGGTTTGACGCAGCAATCAGAGAGGCGGGCGGTATCAATGGGACAAATTAGTATCACGTTCCAAAGCAAGGACGCAGTAAAGGACGCTATTAGGGAACTTGCAGCCGTTCTAGAGCGGGCTAAACACCACAACGGCGTAGATGTGCTACCCGCTCACTTTAAGGGCGTAGAAACCGTTTCAGCGCTTGGAATTAGTGCGGGTGGGCGCAGAATTAAGAGGGGTATCAACTTTGAGCGTGGCATTTTGACCGCTAAAACAGATGTACTAGATAGACCGTTTCCCGAACACTAGAGGGACTATATATCGAATTGGTGTTCTATTGTGTAGAAAATGTGTAGGCTATTTTCTTGTTGACAACTAGCAACACAAGGCATATAGTTATAGTCAACAAAGGGGTTAAGGAAACCCCGACACGTTGAAAGGGAGTTACAAAATGTCTTATCGTTGGAAACCTAGCAAGTCCGCAGCCCGTGAGTTCGCAGCAAAGATGAACGAGATTGAAGAGTTTTGCGAGAAAAACGGTATTGATTCTAGCCTTATGCAGGACAGCTACTACTTCACTATTGACGGTCAGAAGTACCGTGTAAGCAACCACACCGTAGCAGCCTCAAACCGTGGCGCTTATAACTATGAGGGCGAGCAGGTAAGAGGTCTATACCACCCAAACGGTGAAGAAGATGACACTATCTATATCACAGCAAGCAAAACCCGCTTAATCGAGATTTACACAGCCCTCAAGGCAGGCAAAAAGCTAAACCGTAGGGGTAAGGTCATCGATTAAATAACAGCAAGCCCCCGCCTCAAAGCGGGGCGGGGCGCTAATAGAAAGGATAAATAATGGACTGGTTTAATTACGTCTACGGCGTTTCCGTAATGGTTATGTTTGTCGTTATTACTGTTTGCGTTCTAGTTGTAACGCTAAATTGTGTTTTTCGTGACCCACTCAAAAGAGAAACTGAGGCATATAACAGGGGTTACGTTGACGGTTTCAATTCACAAAGATAGAAAGGAAATACTATGTTTAATTCAGCGGAAGAGTACGTATTGGCAAGGCTGGACACGCTAGAAAAAGAGCGTGATGAACGTTTTAACGGGCTAGAAAGCAATCTGAAAGAGGTAGAGGCGTCAAACGCTGATAGGTCTGTAATGTTCCAAGTTGGTTCGCTCAAAGCGGTACAGTATGAGGTTATAAGTAGTTATAAACTCAAAGACACAGATTATGGTTTTGGAGAAGTTGAGGCGCTCAAAGCAGCGCGAGCAATGGACGATGAAACCCTGTATGAGTGGGCTACTCAGCAATACGGCAAAAGCTGGTGCAAGATAACACCAATCAACCGCACTGAGAAAGAGTTTAATTACAAACTTTATGTATCAAGCGGTAACGGTATTGAGAGGTATGCATCTGATACTGATAGACCTGCTACCTTTAGGAAGATTTACGGCATTGCTGAGTTGGCTGAGTGGTGCGCCTATTCACTTGATAGTGAAGTAAAAGCAAAGGCTATTAAGCAATTCAGAAACGCTTTAACAAGGGCTATTGATGATTTAGACGAGGAAGAGGATAGCGATGAATAAGGCAGAAGTTCAAGAAGTTGTAGCTAAAGACTGTAACGGTGACCCCATTTGTATCGGCGGTACAGTTTGGTTCGATGATGAAGAGTACCTAGTCCGCGCCTATAAGCCTGCGAGTGCTAACAATAATGAACGTATCTTAGTCACTTGTTGTGACGTTTGGGAATAGCCTATGTGGTTATACCTTGGCGGTAATGATGTAACCGTGCGTAACCCTAACGTTCAAGCCGTAGACCTACGCAGTAGCCTAGAGGGCGTAGCAAGCGCCCTAAGAGCCTTACAAGATACATTACAGAAGATGTATTCAGTAAGCTAGAAACAGCCTTAGAACGTCTCTCAGAGGCTCAAAAGGACTAAAAAGCGCCCTAAAACTGAATAAAACACACCAAAAAAGCGCCCCTAAGGTAAAATAGATACAAAACAAACGTTCTATTAAAGCCTTAGGGGTGAATTATATTGAAGTGTAATAAACAGACTATAGAACGGGCTGAGGAACTAAAGAAAAAAGGCGTAACAAACATTGATATTGCTAAAGCCTGCAACATTACAGAGGGTACATTCTACCGTTGGTTAAACAACCCTAGTAACGCACGTGAAAGAGAGTTTTCTCAGCGCCTAAAAAGCGCCGAACTGGACTATAAAACCTACCTCACAGACCAAGTACTAAAGGCAGCTAAAGAGAGAGACTGGAAGGCTGCAGCGTGGTTACTAGAGCGCAAGTACCCTATGGAGTACTCACTAGCACCAAAACGTTTTGAGGATATCCAAAGGGTTGGAACTGATACAGATACAGACCCACTAAGCGAGGCACTAGAGGGTTTAGCTAAGGGGCTAGAGAATGAGCAGCGCTAGCATTAAACAGGCTCAAGTCATGGCGTTTCCCTACACGGACTATCAAGCCTTAATATGTGACGGTGCAGTCCGTAGCGGTAAAACGTCATTTATGGCTTGCAGCTTTATCAACTGGTCTATGTCTAACTACAACAATCAGACGTTCATAATCGGCGGTAAGTCCATTGAGAGCGTAGTTCGTAACGTCATTAAGCCTTTGCAGTCCTTAGCATGGGCTAGAAAACGTTTCTCAATGTCATACTCTAGCTATACGCATGAGTTAACCGTAAGGCGTGGCAAGGTTAAAAACGTCTATGTTGTGTTCGGTGGTAAAGACGCTGCAAGCTATGAACTGGTACAGGGCTTTACGGCGGCGGGAGCGCTAATTGATGAGGTTGTTCTATGCGTTAGGTCGTTCGTTGAGCAATGTCTAGCCCGTTGCTCTGTTCAAGGCGCTAGGTTCTTTTTCAACTGTAACCCTGCAAGCCCTACGCACTGGTTCAAAAAAGAGTGGATAGACAAGGCAAGGGAACACAATGCACTGTATCTAAAGTTCACTCTTAGGGATAACCCTAGCCTTTCAGAGGACACTCTAAGACGCTATGAGACGATGTACAGCGGGGTATTTCACCAACGCTATATCTTGGGTGACTGGGTAGTAGCTGAGGGCGTTGTATACGACTGTTTCGACAAAAAGACCATGTGCAGGGATATAGACGTTGACGGTTCAGACGTGGTGTATTGCTCCATTGACTATGGCATTACAAACCCGTTTGCAGCCTTGCTATGGGTCATACGTAACGGGGTTGCCTATTGTTTCCGTGAATACCGATACGATAGCAAAGAGGAACAGAGACGCCTAACCGATGAAGAGCATTGGGCTAACGTAAAAGCGATGTTCAAGGGCTTATGGGTTGATGAAGTCATAGTAGACCCTAGCGCCTCAAGCCTTATAGAACTGATACGCAAAGAGGGCTTTTACAACGTTAGAGGCGCTAAGAATGAAGTCCTAAGCGGTATACAGCACGTTACTACCTTAATGAACAGACACAAACTAATCATATCACCCGCCTGTTCAGGGCTTATATCTGAGTTGGGTGTATACTCATGGCAGGGTAAAGGTGATACCGTCATTAAAGAAAACGACCATTCATGTGACGCAATGCGTTACTTTATTGAGACAATCGGTATCAACTTATTAGACATGAACTAGAGAGGCTTACACTATGGGTCTAATCAATTCACTACTTGACAGCATTGCGAGGTCACTGGGTAGACGTATTCAAGGCATGGAACAGTCACAGGCATACCGTGACAGCGGGCGCAAAGGTGAAGAGTTTTCAGTAGAGAGTATGGTATCTGAGAGCCTCGCAAACCTTATGACAATGCAGTTTACTATGCCTGTAGTCGGTTCATCTGATAGAGCGGTAGCACTTGACCGTGTTAGTACCGATTTTGTGCGAGACAGCTTCACAAACGTTTGTTCTATGGCGTTTCTGACAGGTGACTGTATCACTGTTCCCGCATGGAACGGGCGTTCTATGTATAACTCCATTGTTACCGCTGAGAATTTCGCTATTTTGGGCGCTAACGGCTCAGAAATTACCGCCTGTATCTACATTGTGGACGAAAAGAAAGAGCGTAACGGCGCTAAGTGGACGCTGTTAAGACTGATTGAGTTAGTCCCTTATACAGCGTTTGACGGCTCTCAGACGTTCGCAAACCGCTATAGAACCTATGTAGCCAAGAACGGCGTTATTCAAGATGATGACGCATTTAAGCAGTTTCCTGATTGGTCTGCATATGGTGAACAGGCTGAGTGGATAATTCCTAACGTTGACCGTCTACTGATTGGTCGTTATCGTTCGTTTACTCTGAACCCTCAAAACCCTAACGCTCAGAAAGGCACACCGATTTG